GGTCGACAGCAGTATTGATGATGGCAGGTAATTGACGCGTAGATTATGACCTCAACAATCTCGCTAGTTATTAGTAAGCTACGAAACTGATCGTTTGGCAAGGTGCTTCGTGAAACCTTCCATATATGGTGGTAGTCAGCATTGCTGGCGAGGCTCGGGAGTTGCAACTCCTTGGAGTCTAAAGAGAGGTGGAAGCAAGGTAACAAGGACTTTGTCTCGGGAAACTTGCTCACTCTCCCCCTAATAAAATTGAGACTGAAAAGCAAAGTAAACTATGACAGGCTTACGCCTGCACAATGTTCGGCACTGGTCACGCAACGCACTCCGATTGCAGTTGAAAAGCGAAGTAGGAAATCGACTACTCTATAGATGGTCGTCAGATTAGTAGACGCTGTAAAGGTTACTCGGCTGAATTCCTATAGGCAGTAAGCCGTCTACTTTCGAGTAGTATGAACTTGGCACTCGTTCAGAGTGCCTTTTCTATTCCCCAATAGTTCTTAACCTAATGAAAAATAGTTCTTGATCTAACATCAAAATTCGGATATAATATATATTATGAAAATGAAAAATATAACAGAAATGGATCTACACGAAGCTATTTCTTTCATAGAGAAAGAGCATAACTGTGTAATCTATGGAATACTAGAAACAGAAGGCTTAGAGCAAGATGTAAATTGCTGTGAACTAGAAAGCTCACGCAATATAAATAAAATCTCAAGGCAAGAGTGGAAAGATGCTATGGAGTATGCAACTGATGCGAATGCAGATGCTAATGCTCAAGAGTATATGTATATGGTGGGGCTGGTAGCTGAGTATCTAACTGATAATCACAAGCCAAACCCAATGAATTATCTAGGAGGCTATAGTGGGTAGATGCAGAAAGTGCGGAAACGAAGTAAGCCCAGCTAGGATTAGGATAGTAGGCAAGCTCTGTTTGGAGTGTGGAGACGAAGTAGCAAATCTACTTAGCGAACAACGCAAACAGCAGTGCGCTCCTATCTTTAACAAAGGTGGCTACCAGTATATAACCGAAATGGATTTAAAAGATTTAGGCAAATAAGGAGAAAAAATATGGCTAATCATGTATATTTCAATGTCACAGTTGATGGCAATGAAGAGTGCTTAAAAGGTTTTAGCTCAGCTATGGAAACCCATACTGTTAAACGAAAACTTTATGACGGCACAGAGTATGTATGTAGGGAGCTTCTTGATATAGACAAACTAAAGTTTATGCCAGAAGGAACTTACGACAAAGACGGCTACCTCGAGGATAGCTGGAACTACTATGTGAACAATGTAGGCGCAAAGTGGTGTAATGTAGAAGAGACAGAAGCTGACTACTTTAGTGGTTATTCTGCTTGGTCTGCTCCAATACAGTTTGTGTTGTATTTGCATGAGTATTTATACGATCATCATGATAAAAAGCATAGTATCAAAATGACCTATGAAGATGAGTTTAGAAACTTCATTGGAGTGGCTCACTATAAAGATGCTAACTTTGATTGGGAAGAGCTAGACGAAGGCGATATCCAAGAAGAAATGAGAAAAGTATTCGGTGATGCAGTAGATAAAGAAGATTTTTGGGACGGCGAATATGACGAAGGCGACCCACAAGAAATACAAGACGAAATAGTCTGGCAGTGGTTTGAAGAAAACTAAGGAGAAGAAATGCCAACAAAATTTAAAAGAGACGAAAAGCTAAGAGTAAGAGGCTCAAGCAAAGTGCAAATACACAAGCACTTTATTAAGCAGACTCCGCTAGAGGAGCTGATGAAGTATATTAACAATGATAGTGGAAAACCGAAGGTAAAACAGAAGTGCAGAAACGAAGTCGTAAGAAGAGGCTACAAGATAGTAAAGATATGAAGGAATACAAAGACTACGATCACTTAGAACTACTCATAGGTTACATTATCCTAGCAACTTGGTTGTTGCTATTATTAGGACAATAAAATGAGAACAGGAATATCAAGCACAGGACATAAGCCCACTAGAAAGGGAACGAGTATAGGTAAAAAGCCTAAGAGTATGGCTACTATGAACAAACATAAGCGAAGAAGCTTTAAACTAAGTAGAGGACAGGGCTAATGAAAGAAATAACGCTAGAGAAAGTCATGATGACACAAGACGAGTATCAAGATTTGCTTCGCTCAGTTAAAAAACTAGCGAAGATTGGTGTAACGCTGGATTACACTGTAAGTAAACCAACACACAAGCGAGTAGGAGTCAAATTCAACCAGCAGTATGATTTCGAAAAGCTTGCTAAGCTAATAGGAGAATAAATGGACTTAGATTACATATTTAAAACAGACGCATATCTCTGGAAGCACAGAGACGACCAAGACACAAATGGTAAAGAGTGCAGACGCGAGATACAAAGAAGAAAACTAATAGGTTACTGTGATGGCACTGCTATCAACAGAGGAACTGACGCTATGGGTAACCCAAAGCCAAACCCATACGCAAGATGACTGAGTATAAAAACGAAGTAGAAAAACGAAGGTTACAGCTAGAGTATGAAGATTGGGCAGATAAGATAGTGCATATTTATGTAGAGTATGGAGTTTGCTACAAAACCTTCAACTCTGGCAGAGTAACGAAAGATGGTGTAGAAATAGAACCAGCTAGAGAATATGAAGAAAGCATAAGGAGAATGGAATATGAATTACAGCGAAGACGACACAGCTAACATAGTTCAGCAATATATGGATAATCCAACTAGAGAAACTGTGGACAAATTAGCACAAGTATATAATAAAAGTGCTAGAAGTATCATAGGTAAGCTAGCAAAGGAAGGAGTATATCAACGAGTAGAATACCGAACCAAAACTGGAGAAGTGCCAGTAACAAAGTTAGAGATAGTAGAGGAAATCCAATCCCAGCTGGGTTGTAATCAAACCCTAACTGGGCTTGAGAAAGCTCCGAAAGAAACTTTAAAGTTGTTACTAGAATCTCTAGACTGACGAGCAAAGTTAGAGCAAAATTAGCCCTCATTTGTAGGGCTTTTTTTATGTCTTTAAAAATTTTCGGTTGCGTGAAAGTCTTCGGAATTGAAGGCGAATTTTTAGTAGTTAGTTTAGATGTTTTTAAGTTGTTACAGAACGTAACTTAGTGGTCGTGCTTTATAACGTTTAAGTAAATATAACACGATTTGGTCTATTCTCTTTCCCAGACTTAGCATAAAACCAAACACCCCAGTCTCTCGCTTACGCTTCGACTGTGGATTGTTAAACAATGCAGTTTAGGGAAAGAATAGACAGACCAGTGATTGGGTTTGGTCTATCTTATAAATTAGATATAAATATTATACCACGAAAATCGGCATAAGTAAAGACTTATTTTTTGAAGGTCATGTAGAGCCTCATTTCTTTACGTTAGTTAAATGTAAAAATAAATTATTTTTGTAAAGTAAAGTTGTTTTTTGAAGTGCTAATTCTCACTATCCAATGCGTCAGCGTCTTTTAACCTTTTAAGTTTACGGTCAAGCGCCTTCCAATTTGCTTGTGAGTTGTTCGCTTCTTGATTTTTTCTTCGATTTCTTCGTATCGCTGCTTGCTTAGTAGTATTTCTTTTAACGCTTGGTTTTTTATACTCTTTTCTTTCTAGCAGTTCTTGTTTAAGTTCCTTGCCGTAAGCTCGGAATTTTCGTAATGCTCTTTCTATATTCATATGTTTTGTGTGTATTTTCAAAATGTCCACCTTCTCTTTCTGAGGTATTGCACTTGCTTTCTTATAGCATTTTCAGAACGCCCAAGATGTTCTGCCATCGTTCTTACTGGCATATGCTTGTAGTTATCCTTTAGATACTGGCGATCTTTGTGTGTCCATTCTATTTTCATTTACTCTATTATATTCGACTTTGAGGTAAATGTCAAGAGTTAAATTTTTTTACTTGACATGAAGTTAAAAGCATGAGATAATATACTTATGAATATAGATATAGCATACCTAATAATATTGATAGCAAGTAATGTTGCTACCTATTTTATAACAAAATCAATAATAATTGAGCATACGATAAACTTTCTAGAAGAAGAAGGGCATATTACTTTTGATGATTCGGAAAAATAGTTCTTGACTTTGAGTTTAAATTGTGCGATAATAAGTATGAAAACAATGGAGTTTTCAGTGCCATACCGAAAGGGTGGCTCATAGTATAGGAGTATAATTATGACAAATACAATGTTAAGACATTTTTTAGGGTTTGACCCAGCAGTGTTTGAAACAGTAGACTCAACTTATCCACGATACAATATCGTAAAAGATATGGAAGATCAGGTAAGTGTGGAGATTGCAGTTCCAGGCTTTCATCGTGATGATGTAAGCGTTGAACAAGACGGAAATAAGTTGTTAATCAAAGCAAAAGCGATTAACTGGTTGCAAGAAGGCGAAAGCTATTTGCATAAAGGTTTTTCGAGCAAAGGTTTTGACCAGCAGTTTATTCTTGGCGAGTTTATGGAAGTTGATTCCGTAAGACTTTGTGATGGTATTCTTACTATTAATGTAGTGAAGAATATTCCTGATGAAATGAAACCTAAAACATTCGACATAGAGTGATGGTTCATTGCAAGACTCCGCGCTCAAGGCGGAGTCGCCTTTCTATTCAGCGAGAGAAAGAACGCAGAAAGAAAAGTGACCAAGAAACGCTATCAGCCATTGATAAGGAAATTGAGAAATGGCAAAGGAGAATAGACAAATGGAAGTAAGTAAAAAAGCGAACAGACCTAGCACTTTACAGGACAAAGCTCTACAAAGAGCATTAAAAAACTCCAAGCCTAAAGTAGGCACACCACACGATTGGGAAGACTACGAGCGACAACAGAATAGCGAAGGAGAACAAACAAATGGAAATAAGTAAAGAAGGCTTAGCTCTTATCAAAAAGTTTGAAGGGTTTGAAGCACACGCATATAGATGCCCAGCAGGTGTCTGGACTATTGGCTATGGTCACACAAAAGATGTAAAAGCAGGTGACGAATGGAGCCAGAACCACGCAGAACACATGCTCGAGACAGAGCTAGAGGAATTCTGCAAGTATATAAACGATATGGTTAAAGTATCATTGGAACAGTTCCAATTTGATGCATTGGTAGCTTGGGTATATAACCTAGGGCCGACTAACCTAAGAGAATAAACACTATTGAAAGTAGTAAATGAAGGCGATTTAGAAGATGTTCCACATCAAATCAAAAGATGGAATAAAGCTGGAGGCAGAGTTCTCCAAGGGCTTGTTCGTAGACGAGAAGCAGAAGCTCTTTTATTCCAAAATAAGGAATGGGAGCATGTATAAAGTTTTTCTAGGAACTACACTTATAGCAAGTGGTCTTTGTTACTATTTGTATCAAGAAAATCAAAGACTAATTGGCGATGTGGCAGAACTCACTGTTGCATATGAATTGCAAGAGCAAACAATAGAGACTTTACAGAGTGATTTTGCTCTACAAGGACAAAGTATATTAGAATTGCAGTCCAAAAACCAAGAGATTCAGTTAGAAATGAATCGTTATCTTGATATATTCAAGAGACATAATCTAACTAGACTAGCGGCAGCAAAGCCAGGTCTAATAGAAACAAGAGTAAACAAAGCAACAAAAGAGGTATTTGATGGAATCGAACAAGATAGTAGGGATATTGACAACGCTGATGATGGTATCACAGTGCAGCCTGTTCCCACCCAAGACATTAGAGGTTAAAGCACAACCAGTAGAAAGGCAGATTATTCAGCCAGTGCTTCCTCGAGAGATAGATTTAAAAGAACCTTACTGGTATGTAGTTAGTGAACAGAACATAGAAGAGTTCTTAGCTGATATAGAAAAACGAGAAGGACAAGTAGTATTTCTCGCTATGTCCGTACCTGACTATGAATTAATGGCATATAATATGCAAGAGTTAAAGCGATATATTCGTGAACTCAAAGAGGTAGTAGTTTACTATCGCAAGGTAACAACCGATGGAACAGACGGAGAACCGAAATGAGGTAAATATTGACCTCGATAAATATATGTCTCTAGTAGATAAGCTAGATGACGCAGAAGATACTATCTCTGCTTTGAAAACCGAAGCAGAAGCAGCTAAGAAAAGATTAGCTCCACCAAAAAGAAAGTTTATGGATTTGTTTTTAGATGATAATGATGTAAACGAGAAAGCAATCATAGGATTTATTTCTTTTTTCTTTATGATAGTATTCGCCAGTTGTGATCTTATCACAGCATTTATGGGTAAAGAGTTGATAATTGACGACACAATATATACATCGCTAGTAGTGGTAACACTTGGAGCGTTTGGCATATCGGAGGCAGGTCGTGCTTTCGGTAAGTAGTCTTTCGATACTTTTACTTATTATCATTTCCTTGGCATATTCTAAGTATGTCAAGGATCATTTCAAAAAATAATTCTTGACAACAATCCCAAATTTCGATATAATATACCCATGAATTTATTTTATTTAGACGAGAATTTAGATAAGTGCGCGGAGTATCATGTCGATAAACATATCGTGAAGATGCCACTAGAAGCTGCACAGCTTCTTTGCACAGCAGTTTGGGTAGATGAAGTGCTTGGGTTTATACCTAGAGCATTGAATCGAGAGGAGAGTGCTGTTCTAAATGAACACAAAGCTAAAATAAAACATTTACCAATGGACGAGAGACCGCTCACTCCATATCTACCAATGATGTATAATCACCCTTGCACGATATGGACACGGCAGTCTCTTGACAATTTTGAGTGGGTTCACTGCTATGCGAATGCGTTGAATGACGAATATCATTATCGTTATGGTAAGGAGCATAAGTCAGTGGTTGGAGTAATTAATAAATTGCCAGAACCTAAAAATATGCCTAGAGTTGGACTCACTCCTTTCGGTATGGCTATGCCAGATGAACTGAAAGACCCAGACGATGTCGTAGGTTCGTATCGTCTGTATTATCACGCAGACAAGGCAACCTTTGCAAAATGGTCTCATAGACCTACACCAGAGTGGTGGGACGAAGGATTGGCTTGGTATGACAAAAGGATTACAAGTAAGTAATGGAAAAATTTTTTTATAGAGGAGTAAATATATTTATTCCTGAAAATCTCTCCGCTGAAGAAAGAGATAGCTACATAAGAAGTAGTAAATCTTCAATCAGTAGGTGGAGACCTAATGGTAAAAGACCAAGAAGGAGAAGAAATGTATAGGTTCAGCGAAGATAGAGTGTTAAGAGAAATTAAAGAATGGATTGATGGCACATATTCTAAGCATTATAGTATGAACAAAATACAATCAACCGAGTTTGTTGCAGATGCAGGGCATGGAGAAGGCTTCTGTATAGGTAACATAATTAAATATGCTCAGCGTTATGGTAAGAAAAACGGCTATAACCGAGAAGATGTATTAAAAATAATTCACTATGCAATTATTTTACTAGGTATAGAATATGATAAAGAAGAAGGATCACGAGAATTTAACTAAACAGAATATAGAAAGAGTTATTAAATTACTCGAAGAAGAAAAACCAATAACTAAGAAAGAGGCATGTCAGATGTTAAGAATAACATACAACACCTCAAGATTGGCAAGGATAATAGAAGATCACAGAGATCAGGAATCTTTTGTTGCACTTAGAAAATCTCAAAATAAAGGGAAACTAGCAACTAAAGACGAGACAAAGTCTGTATGCGAAATGTATATTGAAGGATATAATCTTTCAGAAATCGCAGGCAGTCTTTATCGCTCCCCTGCTTTTGTAAAGAATATTATCGAGAAAGTTGGAGTGCCTTTCAAACATGCACAAGAAGGATATGACTGGAAACAAGTCATGTTACCAGATCAGTGTGTTTGTGATAGGTTTGAAGTAGGTGAGAAAGTTTGGTGTGTTGCTAACAATACGCCTGCTATTATCAAAAGAGAATGGGTAAATCCCGATGGTGAGTATGGATATTTAGTCTATACGATTGAGCCTCCTTTTGATTTTAGTGATACTTTCTTTCCCTATGTTCAATATGGTGGTAGATATAAAAATCAACTAGCATGTAACTTAGGCAGCCTTCGACACCTAGAAGAATATGGAGTTAAATTATATTAATGTTATTACAGCGTTTTGGATAGCAACAGTTTTAATGTCAGTATGGAGGCTTTGGTGGCCTTGTATGCAGATACTAAGACTAACGAAACCCAAATCGCTAGTAGTAAAGTGGTGGTTAGTAAATGCTGTTATCTTTTCGATAATGGCAATTCCAATGGCGCCTATATTGCTACCCTCAATACTGAGTGAGCGACTTAGGTTTCGTTTTGTATCATCATATGTAGGAGCTATAAATGAAGAATAGTTTATTAGAAGCAATTATAAAAAAAGCAGAGGGAGAAATAGCTGTAGCAAAAGCAAATATATCAGTATATATGCGCAATTCTGCAGCCATAGGAGATCACCCTAACATAGTCGAAGCTATCGAAACTCAGATTGAGAGAATAGCAGAAGCACATGAAAAGATTTCCACGATAGAAAAATACTTGTAGTGAAGAATCAAAAAATAGTTCTTGACTTTGTCCCTATTTCTATATATAATATATATATAAATGAGTGATAGATTTTATTTTCAGATGAGGCAAGCGACAGGGTGGGCGCCCGGGTTGCCAGAATCTTACAAAAAAAGGAGAAAAAGAATGTCAAATTGGACAGACGAACTGAAAGCACAAGTAGTCCAAGACTACGAAAGTGCCGATCCTACTCCAGAAACGAGTATGGAAATTGTGTCAGATATTGCAGAA